TAAATTGTCTTTTATATAATGAAACATTTCAGCATTTGTTTTATGTCCAAAAACATCATCAATGTCAATAGCTCTACCCTCACAGTGTTGTGATCTTTCAGATCCTCCAATCGCACTGTTTAATCTTGCACAGCGAAAAAATGAGTTAACTCTAATTGGTCCACCAACCCATTCTCTAAGTGGTTCAAATACCTTATTAGCAACTAAAGACATATTTGCAAGCTCATATTCATCAGGAATATTTGCAATACCTTTTCTTGTGGCTGTTGAAGATCTAATTGCTTCATTATAAGATATATGCTTACTTATCATATCACTTAGTTTTATTTCTTTTTACCAGCTCGTACCATTTATGAATAGTATACCCAATAGTAACTAATAATAATACTATTTTTAATGTATTATCAATATTAGTCATGCTTAAAACAAGAGACGTCCCGTTAATTACATAAAGTTTAACGTCGGGCATTTTTAAGATCCTTTTTGGGCTTTCTTAGTAATAGGGCCATCAGTATAAGTAGGTCTATCCATACTTAAAATCATACCATCTTTACCGCTGCTAGAGCCTTTACCCATTGGGAAACCTGTTGTATCTAAAGGCCCATCCCACAAAGCATTAGCCCCGGTCATACCGTGATTCTCTATTTTTTGAACTGCTGGAGTTTTTGTAATTTTCATAGTTTATATTTATTAATCTTTATAACCTTCTATTCTTGCCTTTATAACATCAGCTCTGGTAATCTTACCATCATCATTCTGATCTTTAAAATAAAGAGGTGCTCTATCACCAACGCTCATTTGGCGTTGTTCAGGAGTACCATAAATATTTTGTGCTGTTTGAGAAACACTATCATTAAATACCGGAGCAGCCATACCTAATGTATTGCTAGGAGCCGGTGGCGCAGGGGGGACCATTGAAGTTTGAGCTGGCATCCCAGTCATAGGGTCTATCATTTTAGTCGGTGCATTTCCAGCCGTAGCTTTCATGTCTTGTTTGTATGCAGGCATAGTTATCTATTTTTATCTTTGTTTACGTTATGTATTGCTGTTATTAAAGCAGTATCAGTATATGTTTTACCTTTCATTATTGGATTTCTTCTTTCGTTTGTGGGTATATCATCAAGTCCAAGCATAATACGATATATCCTGCTTATCATTTGTTTACCCTTAAAAGAAACTTTATATATATGGTATTTTTGAGTAGTGTGATTTCTTTTACGCCAGACTACAATCCAATCGTTCTTTAATAATTTATTCCAACGCTTGTTATCCCAGCTATATGCATAAGTACCCATTTGATAATCGTTTTTAGTAAACAAATCCATACAGTCCAAATATATTAATAATTCAAGATCTGCATCTGTAAGGTTGTTGTTCTTACAAGCCCACTTCCTTATTATCCGATAGTGTTTTAGCAAGTTTAATTCTCTAACGTCGCTTGCCTCTAGCCTTTTCATAGAACAACAACTATATCCTGTAATTTAATAACATGATACGTTTCTTTACTAATTTCTATTTTATGACCAGCATGCCGATCGTAAAATATGGAATCACCCTCTTTAACACCCTCGACTTCTGTGCCGATTGATAATACTTCAGCTTCTATGTACCTAATATCGTCTCTTTGGTTTTCAGAAAGTAATAGACCACCTTTTGTTTTAGTGGTTCCTTCTTTTATTTTTTTTATTATTAAGTTTCTACCTATTGCTTTCATTAACTCTTAAATTATTAATTACACAATCAGTAGATAATATTGTGGTTGCAACAGAGGCAGCATTTCTTAATGCACTTTTTGTCACCAATAATGGATCAATAATACCTTCTTTAATTAAATTGCAACCCTCGCCTGTAATTACATTAATGCCCCATCCTTCTTTAAAGTACGGTCCATATGATATTCCCGCATTTGCGAGTATTGTTTTATAAGGGGCTTTAATAGCTCTAAGCAAAACCTCTTCCCCTTTACAACTACTATTAATGTTATCAGATGCATTATGCAAAGCAATACCAGCACCGGAAACAACCCCTTCTTTGATAGCAGCTTTTGTAGCACATATTGCATCTTCGACACGATCTTTCTTTTCTTTTAATTCAACTTCAGAGTTTGCCCCAACTTTTACTACAGCAATTTTAGCTGATAGCCTAGCTAGTCTTTTTTCAAGTTTAACAATTTCGTTAGGACGTTTTGTTTTTAATAAATCTTTTTTAATATTATCAATAACCTCCTTAACTTGTTCTGTCATTTCATTAACCTGAAGAATAGTTTCCTCATCAGTGGTAATACTTTTTATACATGTACCTAAATGCTCTGGTTGTATAAGATCAAGATCATCACCTAAATCTTCATTAATTATTGTTGCTCCTGTAAGCATTGAAAGGTCATCTAATATTTCTTTCTTGCTTACTCCGTAAGTAGGTGCATTGATTATATTTATTTTTATATTACCTTTAACTTTATTCATTGCTAATGTTGAAATCACAACCGGCTCAACATCTGCAATTATTAATAAAGGCTTATTATTTTTAATAACATATTCTAAAACACTTTGTATTTGTCTAACATTATCAACTGGTGATTCTATTAATAATACTAATGGATTATCTAATTCAGCAGCTCTTTGTTGCTGACTAGTTATAAAATGAGAGTTTGTTAATCCTTTATTGTATTGTACGCCATTAACAACTTCAAATTTTGTTTCAGAATCTTCTGATGTTTCCATCATTACAACACCCGTTTCTCCAACCGATCTAAATGCATCAGCAATAATTTTACCGAGCTCAGGATCATTATTAGTTGAGATTGTTGCAATGTTGTCTATCATATTACCTTTAACAGGTAAAGCTTTTTCTTCTAAATATTTTACAACTAATTCTGTTGCTTTTTCAATACCGTCTTTTAAAGCTCTTGTGCTTATTGGATCCTCAAGATCTAATTCATTATAAGCTTCTGATAGTATCGCATGGGCTAATACGGTGGCTGTGGTCGTGCCATCTCCAGCTTCCTTTACAGTTTTACGTGCGGCTTCTTTTAAGAGCGTAGAACCCATATTTTCTACAGGGTCTAATAGTATAATACTATCTGCTACTGTTACACCATCTTTGGTAATTAATGGTCTACCATTACCATCTTCTAGCATCACACATTTACCGCTAGCCCCTAATGTGGAGCTAACGGCTTTTGTGAGTTTTGTGATACCTTCAAATACTTTATCTTTCGCTTCTTTTCCAAAGCTAAGATTTTTGACTATTAAGTCTGACATAATTTAATTGAATTTAATTTGATTGTAATTTTTATTTGAAAGTCTTTACAACTTTAGGACCATTTAAGAACTCAATCTTTTTAGCATAATGCTCAACTGTTGAATCAATTGCCATTTCAGCTCCTTTGATTGTTTCTCTCCTGGTTACATCATGCCAAGTGTTTTCTTCTTTAAGGTCTTGGTATTCAGTTTGGTAAAAACCATTAGGCAATTGGACTATTCTCCAGTTTGCTTTTGTAGCCATATGTTTCCATAAAGCTGTGGTTTGTTCGGTAATTTGTGGTTCACTACTCCACGAATGAGTGCGATAATAAAAAGTCATTTGGTTTTGGTTTTAGTTTGGTTTACGTTAATTTATTTGCACTAAAGGTAAACCTTCTTTAGTGTTTGGTTTATAGTATATTATTACTTGTTTTTTTTATTTTTTAATAAATTAGTAAAGGCTATCTTCAAATTTTCCATTATAAATTAAATTCGTGTACTTTCCACATATTAGAACTAACGTGTCTTGTAAAAATTAACATTTTAGTATAATCGTCATTAAATTGAATTGCGTAAAGAGTATCGGGAGAACCTAAATCAGTAGCAAGATTATCTGTTATTTGATTGCTTCTTGTACTCACATCCCAAGCAGTACTTAAATCAAAAGTAGCAACTTTACCATTATCCACAAATTGATAATATTTTGTTCCATCACTATTAAAATTAAAACCATTAGGAATTGAGCCAAGAGAAGATTCAATCGCTGATAATGAATTTGAAATTCCACAACCACTAGCACTTGATAAATCATTATTAGTTGAAAGTGATGGTCTATACATAATACGGCCCGAAGTTGCCATAAATAAATAATTACCATCTTTTGAAATCATTTGTGCCCTTGATACCCTATCCCCACCGCTTCTTGAACAACTATCCGTATTAAGTGTACCAAGTGTTGAAACATTACCCGCCGATCCAAAAGGTTGGGAATAATAGTTGTTAGTGGAATAAGGGTCATAAGAAATCCAAGTATTGTCTAAATTGGCAGTAACCCCCTCAAGATAGTCTGGTATTGATGCGGTTAATTGTTTTTCATCAGCTACCGTTGTGTTAAGTGTTGAAATATCAAACCCAGTTCCAATATTATATTGTTGAATCCAATCATTACCTGAACCATCTAAATGGGTCGTAAAAAGGCGTGTTCCATCAAAAGAAAACATCCCACCTCTTGGATTACCTCTACTTCCTACTGTAAGGGTTACTGTATTTACAAGGGTTGCATTTGCCATAACGGGATTTCCATCCCCTGCACCGCCCGTATTTATTAATCTTTTACCTAAAGACATAACTTAAAATTTAAAGGTTAATGTCAAACAATACAACTGCCTTTTTAGTTGTTAAAGCATTTATTTCTGCTTCAATTAAATCGCTTGCGGTTCTTAATGCTGCTCTATCATCTTTAATATCTTGCGGAATATTTGTGCCTGCGTCTGCTTGTCTTATAACGTACCAATCTGTTTGTGATAGCCTGCTACCTATCATAGATTTTAATTGAGATACTTTCTGCTCTTTTAATTCCTCTAAAGTTTCTTTAATAGGTTTATCAATTACATCATATATAAAAACATCACCAGCCAAATGTAAATTTGAAAGCTCCTGTATTAATCCATTAAAATCTGGGTATACAACATCTTTAAACCCAAATAATTTACCATCACCTATATTTAAATGTGTTCCATTTGTGTCTTTCCAAATCTTAGGCACAGAATTAAAAGTTTTTATTTCTCCATTTATTTCTATTGCTTTCATATTATTGTGGTTGTGATATTGTTATCCAAAAAGTAGGTGTTGTTGCATCAGTACATAAAACTTGTATTAAGTTTGATAAAGTACCATCATATTCACCAGCAGCAACATTTACTGTGCCTGTAGTAAAACTTAGTGTCTGTACGCCTGTAATAACTAAATCTTTAACCCCACCTATTGAATAGTTGGAAAAAGTAATATTTGTAGCTGCTGATAAAGTTTTAGTAAACACTTGTGCTACACTAAAATCTACATTATCTGTAGCCATTACACTACTAGTTGTAAACTCAGCGCCTAATTTATTATTTGTTACAGTCCCGTCATTTAATACAGCGGTCGTTACTTTGGTTAATGCCATGTCTTATTTTTTAATTATTTTAATCCTACTGGTGCAACCGGTTTTATATTTGGAAAATCAAATGTTGACGGCCAGTCTCTTAATTCTTGTCTATATGCTAGTATTGCATTACGATTAGGATAATCTGGTGTTTGTGCCACATTATCTGTATAACTAAGTTCATAATCTCTCCACTCTCTCGCTTCTTCTTTTAATTCTTCAGTTGTCTTTACAGAAGGACTCCATTTTTTAGCTTCAATAATTAAACTTGCTTCTTTTATTTCTTTTTCAGTAGGATAATCAACCACGCCTTGCTCTATTATAGTTTTTTCAATTTCAGCGCCATTATTATATGTAAATTTAATTACATCATCTACCATAAAAAAAATAGGATTTTCTTTATCATAAGTTCTGCCTATAGCTGTCAAATTTTCGATATTTCTAATTACCATGTTCTATTTTTTAATTATTTTAATAATACAAGAGTACCGACCCGGCTCCACCTCTATGTTGGATAAAAGAAGCACTATTTGTAAAAGTTCCACCCGTTCCATATCCTTGAAAACCGTCATTAGAAGAAATTGCTCCTCCAAAATTATTTGCAGATCCACCCATCCCATATCCGTTTATTCCGCTCCAAGCCGCTCCAACATTCTTTCCATTAATATTATTCGAACGTAGCAAAATCATAGCACCCCATCCATAAGGATAGCCAGATGTACTAATAGTGGTGCTTCCGTAAACAATTTGAG